GAATCTTCATAGATTACAAGGCAGTGTGTTGCTGCTGTTTTGAAAAGAAGCTGATCAGGATAACCAACATTGATTTCAACATCTGCAAATCCAGGCTCTTTGATTGTTAATCTAAATGCATCCTCACTATCAACATCCAACTCTGCTGCATTTGATTGATCATCATCAAGTTTAAGTTGTATTCTGTTTCCGTATGTGCCGTAATATGTGCTTTCAAACTCAAGTTGCGCATAAGCATTATCAGGGAATTTAGCAAGATTATCACCTGCGTCAAGATCAACACTGTTTGCATCTAATTTAGCAGCAACAGATTGATTTACATTGACCAGCGTCATCTTCTCAGAAACCGCACCGCTTCCTGCAATGCTTGATTTCCAAATTTTATCAACATCTCTGATATCTCGGAAATGAGGAAACACATCTGATACTTCTAATCCAGTTGATGAACTGAACGTGTGAGTAACATTTGGTTTCATTTGAGGAAAATCACCAATAACACATAGGCTTTTGCCACCTAATGCATCTGGGCTGATTAAATTGTTATTAACATCTACAAGAACGCTTGGCTGATAAATTCTGCGTCCTCTGAATTGTACAAATGAAGGCATAGTTCGAACTCCTTTTAATATAATTATATTTCTTCTTTGTTTTTCTGTGATTTAAATTGCATTATTGCCCACAATAGTTGGGTTCAACGACCATGGCATATCTCCAAATTGTTCTGGATTTATTTGAGGTTGAACGTTAAGCTCCTGTGTCGCGACAAAAGAGATAACCCTATTATATACAATCACATCCTCAGATGTTAAATCATATTGTGGAGCCAAATCTTGAGAACCAATGAAATTTATATCTAAATAACCTTTTTCTAAAAAATTACTTTTAAAGCCCAGAATTGAAGCTTTGCATATTCTTGAGATTATTCGTACAAAATCAAAATCATCTGCAAAAATATGGATGTCGCACTGTGCTGAAATGAATATTGTTTTATTTCCTTGAGCACCTTGATTACCAAGAAGCTTGTTTCTATTATCAACTGCTTCAACAAGCCTTGTTGTAATAAGCGGAAATTTTTCTTTCTTACGTGAAAATGCTTTATCAAAATGTATATCAGCAGCATTCATCTTGTTATACCACTTTGTTGATAAAGCAGGTGATACATCATAAAACAAATCTCTGAATATATCGTTTGCATTATCCTTGTATAACTTAATGCCGTTATGTATAACATGCTGAATGTGTAAATCAACTGACATTATTCACTCTCCAATCGTACTTCACATTGAACAGGCATTGCTTTTTTACTTTCAACACCTTTCTTTAATATTACTGTATCTCTCACAATGTATGGATGTGATACTACAACAAATTCAGGATTTGTATAATAAACTATTGTAAATTCAGAATCATCTGCAGGTTTATTTACACCAGGGAGGCCAGCAAGAAATGTGATTGAGTTGTTTGCTTCATTAAATGAATAATTAAGAGGATCCAGTTTGAAGCTGTTTGATCCCGTTGCATCATTGATAAATACTGCCAAGATATTTGCAGGAGTTAATCCAGAAGCCAAATCAAGCTGCCTCGTCACTACTGTATAACCTAATGTTACAGTATTTCCGGCACCTTTTGTAAGTTTTTCTGATCTTATAATTGCTGAATCCTTAACACGAAATCTATCACCAAATCTTGGTAAATGTTCAGGTAATAAAGTTAATTGTGCAGTTGAATTAAGTGATGTTCCATATTCCAATGTATCATTGCTTGCAGCATGTGCCTGATAAAGTACGTTGATCTCTTGTTCATCATACCTAATAAAACCTTTGCCGCCGCATGTTGTGCAAGCAGGATCATTGTCGATTCCCGTTGAAACATCATTAACACTAAACAAATCCATTCCTGCATCGGATGTTGGTATAGAACATGGGCAAACTGCTGTTTGTTCCCATACAACCGGTAATCCTTTTTGCTCCATAAGAATGCGGAATTGATCTAAGTTAAAATCAACTCTGCCTATTTTCTTTGCTTTTGGAGGAACTCTTGCAGGAAACAACATATTATATTACTCCAAATTTTGGTGTTTGATAATCAGCTTTCAATGCTTTTACGTATGCTTTCAATGTATTTTTATAACTTAAAATACGAGCACCATATCCACTGTTTGTTGCTGATGATGTTGTATCAACTTCTTGGCGTAAATTATCTACACCAATATTAAATCTTGCTATACCAGCACCAATTATCAGATCTCCAGCTACATCTAATGGTAATATTGCAGCAAGCAATCCAACACACCTAATCAATACTTCAGGAACTGTATGAACTTTTAATTCAATAATACAATCCGCATTGTTTGGTGCAGTTGCTAATCTAATCTCAACTTCCTTGGATCTTGGCCCACCATATCCGCGTACTGTATGAACTGCGTTTGCATCTGCTAAACCAGTTTGAGTAACATCAAATATAAAGTTAGGCCTATCAACTAAAAGCTCACCAAGATCAACTGTGATACTTGTTTGGCCCTGAGGAATGGTTATTGTTTTCTTTATAAAATTAAATCCTGCTTTGTACTTCAATCTGAAATATGAAGGCACTTGGCGATAATAGGAATAATTTGTTATAGGATCAATAAGAAGAGGAATTGCATTGGAAAAACTAAATGTTCCTAATGTTTCTGCTGATGGTATTAAGTGAAAAGCACCTGTATTTTCAGATGCTATATTAACCCAACTCAATGGGATGCTTGTTGGTTGATAATTTCCGTATGTAATTGCTATATCATCAACTTCTTTTAAGGGACGATGATCTGTGCTAATTGGCCACCAAGCTCTTCTGCTATCACTCATAGCATCATGCCTTTCACCAGTTATTACAGTATCATCAACGATAATACCTAATTCATTTTCAATCATGCGCAAAGCAGATGCAATACTGTGTTCAAACATTATATCCGGATATGCAGATCCATCGTCCAATGTTAAATCAACACCTGCGATGAATGTATCCTTCAAAAATTGCGGAGTAACAATATCGATGAATTTAAAATCAGCAGCCATGCGCAATCCTTTCCTTATTTAATATGATGTCGAAAAAAACCTCAACAGCTCGGAGAGAGAAAAGCTGTGAGGGAAAACATTAGTTTTATTGAACTAAACTATTTGTGCCAAAGCACATTTATCTCCTACCAACTATTCCTTAAAATACTTGGCTGTATGGGATTCCGCGTACTGTGAAGCACTTGGTTGGAACCTTAACAATTGGTGATCCGAAGAGCATCAATAGGAACTGCTTCGCAGCAGAAGTTTCGGCCAATGGACGACGTAAGAAATCAAGCATACGAGCAAATTCTACAACGTTTTGATCCATTTGCATGAATAAAGCACGACCACAAGAGTGACGCTCGATACCACGATCAACAAATACCAAAGATCCATCAGCTTCTGCAGGAACCTCATAAAGAAGTACGCAAGAATCTAAATCTACAGCGTTGTTAGCAGCAGCACTCTCTGAACGATATACGCGATAATAACCACCAACCATATCAGCAGCAGCAGCAACTTCAACTTGGATACCAGCGGCACCAACTTCAAGGCCAAGAGCTCCACCGGCATCAAGAGTAAGAGGAGCGCTATATCCCTTTGAGCTAACGCCTACAACTTTGTACTTATAGAATTTACCAGCAGCAAATTCACCTTCAAGAGCAACACCATCAGCAACTTGCGCAAGAACTGCACCAGCACCGAGAGTTGGAAGAGTACCGGCACCAGCAGTTGGAGCCTTAAACTGACGATGAAGGAATGGAGCACTCATTACAGGAACTGGACCCATAGGGCCCATGATGTGAAGCTGTGGGCCTGCACCATAAGTAAGGATTCCATCTTTTTGTTGGCTGATCAAAAGCTGATCATTACGGCCACCTTGGATAGAAGCTTTAACGAGTTGGCTGTAAATACGAGGTTCTACAAATACAACGTCTGGCTTACCAAAACGTGGAGCACTGTGTAACTCACCAAGAACATCATTAAAGAGCTCAGGAACTGCAGTGTTTGTTGCAATTGCGCCACCCATATCGTGAGTGTTGCCAGAAAGATCGCCTGAACGAAGATCACTTTGAGTGTGAGCAGGATCTAATCTTTCGATTTGCTTAAGAATACCATCAAATCCCTTTGAAGAAGCACTCTCATCACCATAGAATAACTGGCTTTCAACTTTGCGCATAAGGCTCATTGTTCCGCGCTCAGTTTCCTCTGCGATTGCATTAGGATTAGCACCAATAATACCAACAAGGTTTGCAACGTCACTTACAGAACGACGCTCAGCCATATACTTGATTTTAACAGCTTTTCTCTCATAAGAAGAACGGCTGCTTCCAAAATCAGCAGATCCACCGCCACCCTCTTCAATGAAGGGGTCGAGATCTTGGCCATGCTCGTTGATTACAGCGAATTCATGGATTGTGTTAGTAACTTGTACTTTAGGTAATTTCTGCCAAAGAACAAGGTCGTTCATTGTAAAAGTTGCAGAAGCAAGAACGCTCTCAATTGATTGAGGAACGATAGGAGAAAGGTGCTGATTAGCTCCACCAGAAGTACCAGCAGCAGTTTGATAACCAACGCTGATGTTGTTTTTAACCATATCCGCGTTTTTACGGAGGTGGTCGTTAAGACGAGTTAATTCATTAACTGTCAAGGTTTCATTGTTCATAGGTAACATAATTATTTTCTTCCTTTATTAAAGTTTAATAGATGCGGGATTTACTCCGCTATTAAGTTGCACAATTGCTTTGTTAAGTTCTCTTGCACGTTCAACTGTTGAAACAGTCGCTAACTCTGCAAGTGCTTTGTTGATCAAATCGTCAGTTGAAACAGGTGCTTCAACAGCAACCTCTTTAACTTCTTCTACGGGATTAAGAACTTTAACGCTCTTTTGAACAGGCTCATTTAAGTTAGCTTCAACTGATTTCTCAATTGTTTCTACTTTTTCTTCCTGATCAGCGACGCTTTTCTTGATTTCCTCTACCTTAGTATCGATTTCTTCTTTAGCAGATTCAACTTTTGCGTTGATGCTTTTTTCGATATCTTCAACTGAAGGTATATTAAGTGCTTCCAATTTAGCAACAAGGGAATCAACCTTTTCACTTAATCCATCAATGTTCTTAGCAAATGCTTCAAACTTCTCGGTTTGTGATTTAACGATTTCATCCGCAGAGTTTGCTAAAATTTCAGCCACTTTTTTCTCATTATCTAATTGCTCTTTGATCTCAGTGAGAGCAACTTCAATGTTATTATCGGCCATGATTTTAACTCCTTATCATTTATTTTAATTTAAATAACATACTTTTTAACAAACCCTATGTGCAAAAACCTCACGTTGGTGAAAATAATTTAATTGCAATGTGGTTGTTGGCTACCCAATTGAGTGAGCCGAGGTCGAATAGTTTATTCTACATATATTATATATATCTATTTACTATTTTAATTATAATTTTTTTTTACTCATTATTTAATTATATAACAACAAGTGTTTTTTGAAAATTATTTTGAATTTTATTTTGGATGTTTAGGTGCAACGTCCTGTGTTTGATATACTCTTCTCATTTGTTGCATCATTTCCATGAACATCGCAGTTTGATCTCCTTTTTCCATCTGAGGATATTTGCGAACAATATATTCAAGGATTGTTTTAACATCTTTTGAACTCATTCCGTAATCTCTATATGATACTTCATCTTCTAATGATTGAGGAACGATAGGTGCGAGGGATTGCATCGAAGGAACAGATGCTTCCAATTCTTCTTCCTTAGGCATCTTAGGTTCGCGTGTTTGTGCATCAATCTTTGCACTTTGTATCTCTGCAAAATCAGGAGCAGGTCGTTCTGGTTTATCTTCCATTTGATTTTCCATATGAGCATCAAACTCACTTGGCGTCATATTATCAGGATTTTTACCATAACCTTTTTCTTTATCATCCATCATTTCATGGATTGCACCCATAACTTTTGGATCTTTTAATTCAGGAAATCTTTCAAGAAGCATTTCTGCCATAACTTTTGCTTCTTTATCTCCATCATCTTCCATTTCTTTTTTAACGCGCATCAATTCCATCTTGTAATCTTTTGCGTATTTCTCTTCTCTTTCCATTCTTGCTGTGCATTTAGGGCATTTTGAACAATCACCATCACAATCTTTACATTTATCACACATATCTTTGCCCATCATTTCAGCATGTTCCATCATTTCTGGCATTTTAACCTTCATATAATGATAAGATGATTGTATGTAATCAAGAGCGCGCGTCACTTTTGTTTGTACCCATTCCATAAGATCAACGTTTTCTGGCATTTGATCAAGTAATTCGCACATTTCATCAGCATACTCTTTAAGAATTTTGATTTGACGATACGTCATATCCTTATCATGATATTCACGTTCGTGTTTTTCAATTTTGTTCATATTTTTAATTATTTCCATTGTTGCATCTGCATTACAAGGATTTGAAGTAATAGAAACATTCAATACTTTAGATCGTTTAATGATTTTTGGATTCATTTTATCACGTTCAACAACTTGGCCTTCAACTGATAATCCTATTGAACGATCTGCACCAGCTTTTTTCATTGCTTCCATTGTTTCAATCAATGCTTTTACAGATGATTTATCTTTATATAGATAACCTTTAAGCATTGTGGCACCATAACCTTTATAAGATGTTTTGGTTACAGCTTCAGGTTGCCCCATAACAAACTCAGGGCCTTGCTTGTGCTCAAGATTTAAGAATCCACGCTTCAAAAAGTAATGCCAATCAATACCATCCTGTACGATTATCTCGCCCACTTCATCAGGAGCTTCTGTGGAAGCTATTCCCATTATCTTAATTCTTTGAGGCTCATCACGAGGAGATCCATCTTGGAATTCTGTATGGGTATAATTTATTTCTTTGCCTAAATCAATAGGCATCCATGCATTAAATGTATCTAATTTTTTTTTCATATTACTCAGGCCCTTTAAAAGTTGATTTTAATATTACATTTGGATCTATGTTTTGTTTTAACATTTCGAAAAATTGCACTGTTGCCCAACCTCCACATAAGTTAAAATCTCCATGATTAGATGATTTAAGTTTCTGAAGGTGTGTATGTGCTTTAACTAAATGTTCGGAAGTACATTCTCCTTTAATAAAGTTCTTTGCAATTCTTTTGCATTTATTTGTTGTTTTTAATTTTCTTGAATTTTTTAAACCATTGTTTGCAAATAAGATAATCGCTTGCCCAATTGTATGTGTATTAGGCTCCTGTTTAATCTCTGTTTTATCTTCTGCTTTTTTTTGTATATCCACCTTGTTTTCAACAGGGAGTTCTTCTGGCTTAATTTCTTCTTTTTTAACAAGTGCTGCTGCACTCTTCTGAAGTTTTGATATTTCAGATGCTTGAGATCTGGCATTTTTTAATAATTCAGCAAAACTCATTCTTTGCTCTCCTTATTAAACCGTTCAACCATCATTTCTGCCCAAGCTCTTCCCGGATTTCCTCCCCAAATTATCCATGCAGTATATCCATTATCGTTCCAAGGGAAATCTTTATCTTCAGGTTTAACTTCTTTGTTCTTTTCATGACGATCGAAGAAAGCTTTCATTCTTCTGATTGTTTCTTCAGAAAGATTTTCTCTATTTGCAAGTTGCCTTGCTCTCGTCCAACCTATCTGGGTTCCACCTTTTACTTTATCTCCATGTTTTTCTCTTGCGTCTATAGCTCTTTTTGCTTCATCAGCAACATGTTGTGGTGGTTTATATGAATCTGTTGATTTCTCTAAGGCTTCTGTTTCTTCATTTTTCTTTAAGTGCCTTGCCCATAACTCTTTATCAGCTCTTCTTGCTCCACTCTTTGAATCAAATAAGAAGGCGTATGTACGAGCTCTTGCCCAGGATTGTGGTGTTTGCCCAGGACGATGGCCTGAAGATGCAAATGCTGCTAATCCTTTATCATAAACTTCTTCGATAATACTTCTTGAAACACCAGAAACTTTACTTGCAGCTCTAATAAATTCTTTTTTCCCTGGCTTCTTAATCTCTTCTCTTACAGCAGCAGCTTTCTTTGATTTAGTGCCTTTGTTTTGTTTCTTTGCTTTATCTATATCATCACCAGGCAAGGGTGAGTAATCAGGTTTATCTAATTTTTTTCTTCTTTCGAGTTCTTTCTCTCTTTTACGTGCTGTTTCTGGATCTAATCCTTCAAAATATTGAGCGGGATGTTCTATTCCATCTTTGTCGTAATCAACTTTCTTTTTTTTTAGATACTCGAGTTCTTCATCATCATATATTTTATATAGCTCAACGTTCATTTCACCAAAGAATTCATCCATTTCGTGATGAATGTTTTTTCCTATTGCGTTATCTAAATAACTTGGATCATTTGTGTTGCCCATTGATGTGGGTTTATCAGGCTTATCGTTATCATCTGCTTGAGCTGAATTTGCTGCTTGACGTTTTGGCTTCTTTTTTGGATCTTGTTTTAATCTTGCTATTGCAATTTGTTCATCAGAAAGCTGTGGTTTTGTTGAAGTATCTTCTTGTGGTAACTCAGTAATATCCTGCCCACCACTTCCGAATTGCTCACCAACTTCCAAACCTTCTCTGTTTATTGCAGTTGCTTTAAGTGAAGCATAATGAATACCAATAATATCTCCATCTTCCAAAGGAGGTAAATCATGATAATGACGTATTTCATTGATCGTCATATAACTCATTTTGTGATGCTCAATTTTAATCTTATCAATTGCTGAAATACTATCCATTCCAGTAAATTGGAACATGTATTTAGGATTGATTTGATTCATTAAGTATTTGTTTATCCATACTTCAACACTTCTTACAAGTGGTCGCAAACCTTTTTCGCGTCCTAATAAAACACGTGCAAACGGATCTTGCGTAAATAAAGTATTTTTAATACGTTCAACAGTAAATTGAAATCCAATCTCTGCTGGATCTAATTGATAAACACCACATATAACTTTAATTAAATAGTGCAGCCATTCTTGATATTCCATTTCAGAATTAGAAGAGCCAAGTTGCACTGATTGTATTTGTTCATCATTATCAGGATCTAATTGAATGAGAGGTGTGCGTTTGGCGTTATTAACACCAGTAAGCATCTGGTAAAACTCTCTTCGGAATGCCCTAAATAACTTGGGGTTCATTTTTGATTTAACTGCGATAATACCAGATGTGCTTATGCCATTAGTAAAGTTTGCTGTATTATATGCCTCTGCATTAAATATATTTTGTAATGATTCATAAATCTCTTCAAGCTCTGGGAAACCATATCCCATAACTCCAACATCTGATCTTGGTCGTCTTACACCAAAACATAAATCTTTTTGATTATATTCTGCAACGATTTTATTATCCAAAACTTGTACATAATGCACACCATCAGGATCACGTTGCCCTGTGCTCATTTCTCTCTCAGAATAACCTGCACGACGAATTGTTGCAGCATCAACTGATGTAAATGAAACTATTTCACCTTTTTTGTTTCTTACTATTTCAAAGTTGCATTGATCATAAACCAAAGAATCTCTTGTAATTTGACGCATGAAATTTTCAAACGACATTTCAAAGTTCTTTTGTTCTGTTCCGCATGAGAGCATGAATTTTTCAAGTTCTCTAATTTCTTTAACTTCCTCTTCATTAGGAGAAGAGTTAGGATCAGCAAGGTAAATCCTAAAACCTAATCCATCTTCGTCAGCCAATGATGCAAACTCTGCCATTTGATTAACGCGTGTTTGTATAATTGCTGCAATAAGTGGATGTGAGGCCAAAGAACGCAGTGTTTCATAGTTAAATTTTCTTTTTCCAACGTTTGAATCAGCAAAAAAGTATCCTCTTCCGGTGCCATCACCAGCGAATGAAGAACTTTGCTGTGCTTCTCTTGGATTGAAATCATAACTTAATGCATTTGCTTTAATGATGTCGTCCTGGAGATCATTAATAATGTCGCTTTCTGAAAATCTTTTAGTAATTGCTTCTTCATTAGCAACTTCTTCAAGCATTTCATCATACGATTTTTGGTTAATACCAAATATTTTATTTATAAAACTCATTTTTTCTCCAGAAGTCGTTTTATTTAGCTTTTGTGTTTTTCATCTTTAATTGGTAATCACTAATGATCTTAATCATCTTATCACAGTGACACATGCACGAACGTATATCTTTCTGGATGCTTTTTAAAATCTCAATTTGAAGTTTTTCTGCTGCAATATTATCTTTTTTCATGGGAATTGTTCCTTTGTATAATATTAATTATATCATCCAGTTGTTTTTTATAAAAAAAATTTAATTATTCATTAAATGTTGTATGTTCGTATCCACTCTTGTGAGAGTTTGTTGCAAATCACCCATATCTTCTTTCATTATAGAAATTTCAGATTTAAGTTCTTTGATATCATTCTTGTAATCTTTAAGTTGTTCAACTTCAGTTTCTAACTTCTGAATTTGCTTTGCTGTATCTTTTGAATCTTTGTGCCAAGTATAAAATAAGCCTATGAGCCCGAGAAACGAGCCAAGGCTTAAGGCAATCGGTGTTTCCATATTTAAATAATCCTGTGATTGAAAAGTTGTCGGGCCCCACCAGCCCGAGCACGCCTCATTCGGCCCACCTCTTACAAAAAGGGTATCTTCATTATACCAAATCAATCACGAGGTTTATCTCTGTTGAAATGCGATTATCTTAATTGATAAAACATATTCTATAAACGAGAAGTTTAACCAGAGTTAAATCTCGTTACTATTAGAATGTGCTTAAATCAACTGCCTTCCAAGAATTACTTGAGATACAAACATAAAGCTTGTTTGAATCAAAGCGAATATCACCAGCTGTACCAGTTGCGCTTACAGAAGCTGGAGCAGATCCAGTACTTCTCAATGCACCTGATAATGTTGAAGCTGCAGCAATTGTATTTGCCTCGAAATCACCCTTGCTAAATCCACCTTGGCTTGTATCAACTGTTGATGTAGGCTCTGTATCAGTTGTGAATACCTTGAATTTATCATCTGATTCATCGAAAACAAATCCGCAGAATGCGCCTGATGAACGTTGTGAATAAAATCCGTGATCTTTGGCACCAGTATTATTAACACCAAACTCGATCAAAGTATCAGCGAATGAGATATTAGCACCAGAAGCACTTAACTGGCCAGAAGCTGTAATATTACCAGTAATAACAGCCGCGCCGGAAAGTGTAAGGTTACCACCAACGTCAAGATTTGATGTGATATTTACAGAACTTGGCAAACCAATTGTAATTGCATCGCCAGATACTGCTGTTTCAATCTCATTTGATGTTCCATTAATAGTAAATGTATCACCAAGTTGAAGAGCTTGAGAACCACTTCCACCAGCAAATGTAATTGAATCACTAACAAGCATGTCGTTTGTGATTTGCTCATCAGCGATTGAACTCGTCATTGCAACAGCGCCAGAACCATCAAAACTAATATTAGCAGCTCTAACTGGGCCAGCAGTAATACCGATATTTACTGCAGATGCCAAAGCTGTTGCAGTTGCTGCATTTCCAGAAGTTGCAGCATTAATGGTTGAAGGTAAGCTAAAGGTATATGTATTACTTCCTGTAGCATATGCAACATCAACTTCATTTGAGGTACCAGCGATATTAAAATCACTGCCTAACTCGATAGTTTCTTGAGAAACTCCACCAAGTTTAAGAGTAAGGCCTGGGTTAGCAAGCATATCATTGGTAATTTGATCATCAGCGATAGATGATGTAAGAGCAATTGCTCCAGAACCATCAAAACTTACGTTTGCTGCGCGAACTGGGCCAGCAGTAATACCAACATTTACAGCAGAGTTAAGAGCATTTGCTGATGAAGCATTACCATTAAGTGCTGCTGAAATTGTTGAAGGCAAGCTAAAGGTATATTTGTTATCGCCACTTGCATAAGTAACGTCGATTTCATTTGATGTACCTGCAATATCAATAAATGATCCAAGAGCGATTGTTTCTTGTGAAGATCCAGCAAGTTTAAGTTCGATACCAGAGTTAGCTAACTTCTCATTTGCAATTGATCCAGCAAGTTGTGCGTTAGTAATTGATCCAGTTAAGCTTGAAGTAGGATAATCAGTAGCATTTGTAAGATCAAAAGCAGGTTGTGCATTTGCTCCACCAAGTGAAACGCTTACGCCACCAAATGAAACTGCACTGTTTGTTAGCTTGCCATTTGAAATACCGCCTGCAAGCATTGTATCAGTAATACCGCCTGCTTTAACTCGCAATGCGTCTGAGTTTGTTTCGATTGAACTATCATCAACATTTACTGAAAGTATTTGTGTTGCTCCTAATGCAAGGCCATCACCAGCAGTTGCTGCCTTAAGACGCAAACCACTGTTATCTTCAATAGCAGATGCTGTTGCAAGTTGAACCGCAGAACCACTTACTTTATCAGAAGTAGAGATTGTTGAAAGTTTTGAATCAGCAATTGATCCAGCAAGCATTGCATTAGTAATACCTGTTGCTTTAACACGTAATTGATCACTATCAAGTTCAATTGAAGAATCATCAACACCAACAGCGAGTGCCACAGTTCCACCAAGATCAACTGATCCGCCACCAGAAAGGCCATTGCCAGCAGTTATTGTAATTGAGCTGTTTGCAAGGTTTCCGTTTGAAATAGATCCTGCAAGCATGTCGTCAGTAATTTGATCATCAGCAATTGTTGAAGTAAAGGCAACGTTTCCGGATCCGTCGAAGCTTATATTAGCAGCACGAACAGGGCCTGAAGTGATTCCGAAGTTTCTTCCAGTTGCAAGAGTTGTTGCAGTTGTTGCATTACCAGTTAGCGCACCTTCAACGTTAGCAACGATTGAAGCTTTGTTTGATCCGCTTAAAGTGCCCATAACAGTTGTTGGCTCAGATGCAAGATCTTTAAATGCATAGAATTTTCCATCATCTGCATCACGTGCAATACCGTGGAATTTATCTGATCCATCATTTGATTGGCCATAAAAACCAATATCAAGCGAATCAGCACTGTTTCCACGTGCAAGTTTGATCAAGGGATCTTCAGCTTCAACAGTAGTTACCTGCAATGAAGTTTGAGTTCCAGTTACGGTGAGATTACCAGAAATTTCAACATTTCCTGAAGCGGTTAATGTTGCTGTTTGTACATCACCTGCGTGTAGAACACCCCATTTTAGGGAAGTTGTACCGAGATCATGCCCAAGGTTTGTATTAGGTTTAATTGCGCTCATGTTATACTCCTATAAGATTTTTTGTTTTGCGTAATTTTCTGCAGCTAACCATATTTCAATTTGTCAATCAAAAAAAAATATTTTATAAACTATCTATAATTATATGTTTAGTTGCCAAACTTTAAATTTATTTTTTATTTTTTGTAAAAAATAGCTCAGGTATTTCCCCAAAGAAGTTCGCAACTTTCGCTCTATTTAAATTTGTAGAAACGATAAGATGTCCGAGTGCGAGGCGATCCAATACGAATTCGAACTTGCACGGATAAGATCGACCCTCATTTTTCATGTATATACAATTATTCTTTATTGTTGAACCTCTTTTTGAATTGATTTCCATCTTTTCTTCAGAAGTTTTATTTTCCCAAAAGGTTTTCATTGCATTTGATAAATTAGGGTTCATGGTTTGATCTCTGTTTTTGCTTTATTTGTTTTATATATATTCAATCAAGGAAGTATCTTCCAAAAAACCGGGATTAATTGGTTGATACGCCTGTGAATGTAATATCTCCGTCGCCATTAACAAGAAAGTGTCGATCTCCTTCACGCTCAGCTTTTTCTCCGTAGAACTCAAAATCAAATGTAGTTGGGAAAGTTGCTAAGGCTGCAAGTAAATCAACTTGGAATGGGCCAAAGTGGCCTCTGAATTTTGGTGCATCGTTAAAGATAACATGATCATCATCTTGTTCAAATAAACCACCACCACGAACTTGTAATGAAGCGATATCTGTATCATTACTTACGATTGCTGCTTCCGCAGTATCAAGATCATCAGCAACAGTTTTAAGTTTTGTATCTAATGCTTCACGAGCAGCTGGAATTGTAGAAGCACTATCCATAAAGTTAGTGCCACTGTGTGCAACATATGCCCCAGAAGAACTTAAACCTGCTGCAGTTTCAATTGCATCAACTTCAGTTTGTAGTGCAGAAATACTTCCACCACTAACGCTTGAAATATCTGTTTCATTAGTTTTAACTTG